CGCAAAAGTATTCGGGAGTAGATGGTGATGGCTCAATGGAAAGAAATACCGTTGGGCATACCATTGTGGTTAGATTGTAGGCTGAAACAAAAGTTCGATAAAATGGACGCGCTCGCCGCGCTTCAAGAAACTAAGCAAAAAGAATGTAGCCAGTGTGGCGGAAAGGGCAATGCCGCACCCTTCGGACGTGACATAGGGGAGTTGTATGGCGAGTGGCTGGCTTGCGAAGATTGCAACGGCTCGGGGAAAGTTAGCATCAAGGAGGATGAGTGATGTACCAAGTGACATGGGAAAACACGAGTAGCGTACCAGCCAGGAATTACATGATCCTGGAAACGTGGGCCGATGTTAAAGACTGGCTGGAAGTTGCCAAACATAAGCACAGTTACTGGACTGTTGCCATGATCCTTGACGGGAGCGATGAGCAGGCTCAAGTGCCGGACGGTGACCTCGATGAGAAGGGGCGCTGGATTGATAACTTAAACCTGATGATGCCCAACAACTTAAACTCAGAGGAGATTGCGTCTAGCCTAATGAGCTTGGCCTCCATGTATCTGGGCAAGAAGGACATGGCGCTGGCCTTCACTTCTATTGGCCGCATGCTGACCGTAGTGAACGAGGCTCAAGACTCAATCCCAAAAGGGAGCATGCACTAATGACCGATAGTGATCTGACGGCGTTCCAAGCGTCACAACTACAGTTCTTAAAGCAACAGGTAGACAAGTACCAAGACGAGCGGTGGCGGCGAGGCGCGTCCTCCGCAGCGCAGAACGATCTGTTTGCCGCGCGAGAAGAACTAAAGAACTTTGTAAAGAATTTAAGAGAGGGAGGAAAGATAATATGAGTGTTGAATATGAAGAGATGTATGCAAGATTGTGGAAGGCGTTGGTAAAGAAAGAGAACGATCACACTTCCAGTGCCAAGCAACGCGGTGTCGATATCAAAGATGGCATGGCGGCTTCAACCAAAGATACACTGTCACCCCGTGCCAAACAGATCAATCGGATGATGCGTATGGGTATGTCTCAGAAAGATATTGCATCGGTGATGGACACATCACAGCAGGCCATCAGCCAAACCAGCCAGAAGTACGGGCTACCCCGTTCCATGGATATATAAATTAAGGAATAAAACTATGAATGATACACCACAAAGAAAAACATTTGAAACACACCCCATGCGGATCATGGTTGAAGACATCAGCCTCGCCGGTAGCGCGTTCGCATCCAACGAGGAGGGCGACACAGTGTTCCTCAACAAAAGGATCGTGGACCGTCTTAACCTGGAGGGCGGTGAGATACTCATGGCTCAGTGCATCCCCAACTACGAGGACAAGCGGGACGCGATACCATGGCGGTGCATACGAGCGGCAGCACTTGATGTATTGCCATCGCCATCTGCCCCTTTAGCCAAGCCTAAGCCGACCATTGGTGAGCGCATTAAAGACTACATGAGTAACTTGGATACTGAGTATGATGAGTTCATGTCTGCGGGGGAAGTAGCGGACGCACTGAGTATTGATGTCGATGCTGTCCAGAAATACTTTGATAGTGACGAAGGCAACTACGAGATCCTTCGGTGCTACAGGTTCAAATGGATCTAACTTGCATTCCATAACCAGATTGGGTATGGGTAGTAACCAAATGAAATACAACTGGGGGGCTAACATGGCTCGTAAGAAGATGAACGAAGCAGACAGGCAGAAATTTCAGAATGTCGGTCTGATTAAAGAGGACCACGATCTGCTGCGCATGATTGCTACATCGGAGCAACGGTCCATGTCCCGACAACTCTCTGTGCTAATACGCAAAGCAGTTGCCGAGATGAAACAAGACTGATACAATTTACTTACTGCTCGATGGACCTCAAGCCTGTGGTCCCATCATCAACTGGCCCCCTCACGGGGGCTATTTTTTTGCCTCGTTTGGCTTGCCCTTCTTGCCAGCAATTTGGTAGGGTTTTTCTTTTGTGTAACCGCGGATCTGTGTGACGTTGTTTCGCTTCATGCTTTTGAGGAAGGTCGCGGCCACATCAGGATCCAGACCAGTTAGTTCGCACAACTCCTTTGTTGCGCTGTCCATATTGGTCCAGCCCTTTTTGTAATCACAGACTGCCTCGATCATTTCATCATGGGTTTTAGATTTAGCCATTCTCTTGCGTCCTCTCCTAGAACTTTAGCGCCGATGTCGATCTTGGCGCGTAGTGCTTTAACAATTCTCTCATCGATGCTGCCCTCACAGATCAGATCGATGTACGTCACGTTGTTCTTCTGCCCGATCCGGTGAGCACGATCCTCTGATTGGATGCGCGTCTCCAGGTTAAAGTCATTGGCATAGTACACCACTAAGTTTGCTTCAGTCAAAGTCAGACCGTATCCAGCGGTGGCTGGGTTGCCGACAAAGAACTTGAGCGGGTGATTGGGATCTTGGAAGTTAACAACTGCTGCTGCCCGATCATCATCCGATGTGTCCCCGAAGTATGATACAGCACAGCCTTGGCCGAACTTCTTGTTCAGCATCTCTGTAATAGATATGATGTCGTACCGGAACCGTGACCAGATGATTGCTTTACCATCGTGCTCGTTGATGATCTCTTCGAGCGCGTCCATCCGCTTTGATGGGAAGTACAGCATGTCACCTTCGTCAGTCTTGAGGTGTCCAGACATTATCTGCTGGAGCCGGAGCATCTGCGTGATTACAGCGGGGGCCGTGGACATCTCACCACTGTCGAGCAGCACCATTGCGTGGCGTCTGATCTGTTCGTACATCTCGAACTGTTGTGTTGTCATGCCGACATAACGTGCGGTGTATATCTTGTCGGGGAGATCGAGGCAGTCCTTCTTCAGTACACGAAAGGAGAACATGTCTATCCTTTGGGTCAGCTCATCAAGATTGCGAAACCCTACGATCTGTTGGAAGGCCGCCTGCCCCATGGTTCTACGTTGCACCACTGCATAGCGGCCCTGGAAAGCGTAGTATGATTCGAAACCCAAGAGCCCAGGGCGGAGGAACTCGCATTGCGAATAGATATCCATTGGACTTTTTGTAACTGGAGAGCCTGTCAAGAGGCGTCTGTACTTGAAGCCCGCGGCTATCTTCATTAAAGATTTAGTGCGTTTGGCCTTGTGGTTTTTTATTGTTGTTGATTCGTCTATTGCAATCATACCCCTTGCGCCAAGCGCACGAGCCATCCACTGCCCAGCCTTCTGTCCTTTGAGCGATGAGTATGATTCGACATTCATCACGAAGATTGTCAGCCCCTCGAACTTATCTTGGACTGAGCGCATCTCTTCCTTTTGTTTCTTGTTGGGCCCAGAGACCCAGCGAATCACTCGATGCGGTATGTCATCTGACATATGCTCGGGGATTTCTTTGGCCACCCAGTTGCGGTACACACCCTTGGGTGCGATGACCAAAGCGAAGTCGATCTGCCCATCGAGGTACAGCATACCCATGTTATCTATAAGGACCTTGGACTTCCCTGTTCCCATCTCCATGAACAAACCAAACTCTGGCCTGTCCCACCCAAATTCAAGGGCATCTATTTGGTGGTCAAATGGTTTTAATTTATATTTCAGCTTGACAGTCATTACATACCTCCACTATTGTCCACATTACGGATAGCATGAAGCTACCGGATAAATCAACCCTGAAGAGGAAAAACTTATGAACAGCAATAAACCCGTCCGCATTTTGCGGATGAAAGACCTACCATCAAAGGTAGGGTTTCGGCCACCAACAATTTACGAATTGATAACAAAGGGTAAATTTCCAGCCCCTTTTAAACTAGTCCAAGGCGGCAAAGCCTCGGGATGGCTTGAAAGCACAATTGATTCGTGGATTGAAAATGCAGCCCGTCAAAGCGAGGGGGAGCAGTAATGGACGATATCTTTGAAGACTTTTTCGATGAGGCAGATGCCGTATCGAACATTGACGTAGGGACTGGCAAACAACTGAGCCAGTTAGTGCGTACACTCCGAGGAGTGGAAGACCAGATAGCCGAAGCAGAAACACATATCAAAGCATTGAAGCAGGAGAAGCACAAGCTCTCCGTGGAGAACATCCCAGCTTTAATGGACGAGATGGGTGTCGAGCGTTTAGATGTTGACGGTCTGACTGTAGAGCGAAGGATGGTTGTTAGCGCATCTATCCCTGTGGAGCGTAGGGAAGAAGCCTACTCTTGGTTGCGTGAGAACCGATTGGACGACATCATAAAGAACGATGTTATCATTTCGTTTGGCAAGGGCCAAGACAATGTAGCGGGGGACGTAGTCGGACTGCTCAAGGATCGGGGGTTTGATCCAAGCACCAAGACTCATGTTCATCCATCTACACTGAAGGCGTTCGTGAAGGAGCGCATCACAGATGGTAAACCCATTGACCTCGATATGTTCGGGGCCTTCGTAAACAATACAGCACAATTAAAGAGGAAAGCATAATGGCTAATCAAGTAGCTACGAAAAAAAGTGCAGAGTTAAGCACAGATGTCATGGACGACATCCTAGAGTTTGCTGGTGAGGGTACGTCATTTGACAGCAGCGAGTTGCAGATTCCGTTTCTGCGTATAATTCAATCTGGTTCCCCGCAGGTTAAGAAGGGCAAAGCAGAGTACATCGCAGAAGCAGAACAATCTGACATGTTTAACAACGTCACCATGGAAATTTATCCTGGCGACAAAGGCATCACTGTAGTTCCGTGTTACCAAACTACAGAGTATCTGGAGTTCGTTCCTATGGACCAAGGTGGCGGGTTCCGTGGAAAGATTGAGCCTACTGATCCTATACTACAGCGCACTGAACGTCAGGGCTCGAAAGAGATCCTACCCACTGGCAACGAGCTAGTGAAGTCGGATCAACATTACTGCTTGGTTATGGGCGAGGACGGCATCAGCCAGCCTGTTGTGATTGACATGAAGTCTACACAATTAAAGGTTAGTCGGCGTTGGAAAACTCAGATTGCCATGCAGAAGATCAAGCACCCCAAGACAGGGGCTATGGTTAAGCCACCTCTATTTGCAACAATGTGGAAGTTCACCACGGTTGGGGAAAGCAATGACAAAGGTGACTGGTTTAACTATTCTATTGAAAATCTAGGTCTGATCGAGGACCGTGATTTACTGCTTGAGGCCAAAGCGTTCCGTGATAGCGTGGCCGCAGGTGAAGCAAAAGCTGTGTCGGAGGAGAGTAGCTCCACTGCATCCTCCAAGCCAGTGGACGATGACATTCCGTTCTAGGTAGCAGTTTTAGGGGCGCACCATGTCCAATAGTGCGCCCCTTTTTATTCACCAATCAAGGAGCAGAAGATGTCACAAGCAAGCAGGTTGCTGGCTACCTTTGCGGGGGCGGGTAATGCACATGGCACGACCATTGTTGGGCGGGTAGGGCGAAACGGTAAGGCCGAATCACAGAGCCGAATAATCCGAGAGCCGTTGACCGAGGAGCTAGTGCAGGCTCACATCGATGGTACGCAAGGGGTCGGGGCGATCCCAATCAATGACGATAACAAATGCCAGTTCGGCTGTCTGGATATAGATGTCTACGATCTAAACCACGGCGAACTCCAGGATAAGATACAAAAGATGAAGCTGCCTTTGATGCACTGCCGATCTAAATCGGGAGGCGCTCACCTATACTTGTTTATGAAGGACTGGGAGACGGCAGCACAAGTTAGAGATTACCTGTCGGAGATGTCGATTGCGCTGGGCCACAGTGGCTGTGAGATATTTCCCAAACAGGATACGATTATTGCCGAGCGTGGGGACGTAGGTAACTTTATCAACATGCCCTACTTTAACGCCGACTTGCCTCAGAGGTATTGTTTTAACAAGAAGACGGAAGCGTTAGAGCTAGACGAGTTTCTTGATGCGGTAGACAAGGCGCGTGTTTCGTTGCCCGAGCTTGAGGGCTTAAAGTTTGCCGGTGAGCGTAAGCATTTCACCGATGGACCACCCTGCTTGGAGCATTTGTTTTCGGAGGGGCCCATCACTGACGAACGCAATAAGACTATGTTTATGTGTGGCGTGTACAACAAACTCAAGCACAGTGACGACTGGGAGAATAGGCTAGAGGAGGACAACCGTACATTATGTTCTGATCCTCTCCCTTCCCATGAGATCCTTAACCTTCGTAAGTCCCTGACTAAGAAGGACTGGGGCTACACATGCAAGGACCAACCGTTCAAGAG